TCTTCATCCAGTTTTGCCCAGGTTGAATCCTCAAACTTATTTAAAGGCTGTTGTTCGGCTGTATTATCCATTGTTTTTCTCTGCCTTTTCTAATAACGCTTTGGTTTCATGCTCTAAACGCTTTATCACTTCAATTTCTGCTTTTAAGTTAATCTCGGATTGTCCAGGTTCACAATATTTAAACTCCCGGTAAATCCTTAACTCTGCTGCCAGTAATACATCAAGTAGATGCTGGGCTGTTTCCTGTGTCATTGGTTCTTGCATTGTTTGCCGCCTTATTTATCAAGTTATCGCTAAAACTCACTGACATCTCTGCCTCTTTCATGTCAGCATCCAAAAGGGAATCAAAGTATTTAAACTGTAACTCCATCTCCTTAAGATCTTTTTCATGCGCCTGTTTCATTTGTTCCATTTGCATAGACATTTGCGCCATCTGTTCTTGCATTTGCGCCATTTGCTGTTCTTGTGCCTGCGCCTGTTCGGCCATCGCCTGGGCAGCCTGCTGTGCCTCGGGTGATTCCGGGTTAATCAAATAGCTGTCAGGATGGTCAGTAATATCACTGGCTTCAATCCAATCACGCGCAGCGTTATAAAGTTTTGCCTTATCGGTCAAAATGCCTTCCATGCCAGATTGGATCCATTGCTCCTGTTGCTGGATCATGCTGTTTAACATCATGATGCGCTGACTTTTTTCGGTATCCGATAAACCAACATTCACTTTGGCGCGTAACCTGGGCGCCCAGTCACCGGGGTTAACTTCAACCCATTGGCCTTTAATCTTCGCACTGACAGGTTCGGTCATTTCTTCGCGTAATAAACGATGCGCCATTAAGAAAGTGTTTTTCAACAACGTATTAGCCAGGTTTTTACAATAGTAGCTGGCCATTTTTTCCTTGGCCTTATATTCCTGGCTTGCCGCTAATGCGCTTGATTGGGCGATCTGCATCTCAGAGTTATTCAAGTCCAAAGCCGCGCCGCCGCGCTGGGTTCTCACCTCATCCAGATAGTTTAAACCCCCGATAGCCTGGGCTCCGATGTCATTAGAGGGTAAAGGGATAATGGCATCGGGTCGATCCATAGCAACCGCGCCATTGATGCGGCCTGATAATAAATCATCTAGATCGACTTCGCCTCGGATATAGCCGACGCGACTTTGGTTCATTACGTTCAAGTTGTCCATATACTGGCGCATAATGCCGGTTTTGGCATCCTGAACTTGTTTCATAATCTCATACATTCCCTGGCCGCGTACTCGATGGGGCATCGGCAAAGGTGAGCCGGTAACATAAGGCACCAGCGAACAAGGCTCTTTACTGATAATATATGAGCCTGCAATATGGATTTTCCAACGTGATAACTTGTTATCGTTGTTTAAGTCACACAACCAATAACAAATAAATGTTTCTTTTAACCTGGCGGACTCCTGCGCCGCTTCGGTATCGGTATAATCCGAATACTTGCCCGCCCTGGCCAGCTCGCCTTCCCAATCGCTATCTTGATAATCGGGCACCGACTCGGCTTTATAACGTGATAAACCCGCCTCGATTAAATCTGCCTGGGTCATTAACTTGCGTTCAGCAACAAGCCGTAACTCCTGGATATCGTCGCAATCGTCATCGCCTGAATAAATAATGTTTTCAGGGGCAACCGATTTGATATCCAGGCGCTCGACTTCGATGGTGGTGCGGATAATGGTTTCTTCGTTCTCTTCATCTTCATCTAATTCAATAGACGCGCCAAAGGCATCTTGCTGATCTTCAAACACCAGCTTCTCTTCAGGTGCCAATAAACCCGGGATCTTGCGTTGGCTAGTCTGTTCTTCAGTGACCGCCTTGATCTTTATCCAGCCGTTACCTTGTAACAACGCATCAAAGGTTGCAGACTCAAACACTTTAAACTCGTCGTTCTGTTCCAGAATCGTTTTAATCACATCCGATTCCATTTGCGCCTGTTCTTCATCTTCGGCGCTGGTCGCGGGAAACTCTACCTGGCTGCCTTTATAAATGCCGGTCGCTTGTGCCATTAAGGCATTAACGGTGTCGGCAACATCAAACGAAACAATATTGGAACGGCCTTTGGCGGCTGCCTGCATTTCCCCCTGGTAATAATTAAGCGCTTTGGAACGGATCTCACTTAATACGTCATAGTCATAGCCCAGGCCATCTTCTAAGTCGCGTCTTAATTCCTGAATAATTACTTTATCTGATTTCATTTAAACCACTGCTAGGTCAAGTTGTGAATAATCGGGTTTGCCAAACATACCGGCATCTTCGAACGTGTTTTTATGTTTTGTTATCGCGAAATAACGGAAACTGTCGGCGTAATCACTTGCCCAGTCATGCAATGGGTTATTAGAAAATACCTGACGCTGCTCATTGTATTCAGTACGGTATGACTTGAGCGCGTCAATGCCGTCTTTACAATGATTGCGATCAAAGACGCATTTAGGCAAAAGCACCCGCACCGCATTAATGCCTGATTGTCTGCTGACCTCTTTGGGCATGGGTGCAACAGTGAAACTAATACCTAAGTTTCTGGCCTGGCGTATCCTGGAGCCGCTGCCCAATTCCCGCACATTGATATCATGCGGTGCAATATGTTGACTGAATAAATAGCCATGCGAATTGACTTGCTGAATAATGCCGCTTAACTCCATACCCTGGAACGCTTCACAACGGATCACACGCACCTGTAAACCAACGATCTGGCAATACCAAACGACTGTCGAATCCGATACGCCCAGATCCCAGGATGTAATCACTGGATAATTTTTGTCATAAGGCACTTCAGTAATACGGCCTTGTTCTTCAGCTTCCTGCATTTCATGGGAAAAGTACGCGCCCTTGATAGCGGCTGACCAGGAGCACATAAACTCCTGTTCATACTCTTCGGGAAACATTTCCTTTTTCACCACTTCAAGCTCATCATCATCGATATATTTCGACTCTTTAACACTGATAAGCCTGCGACTCCAGTCAGGCAATTCAGCGGCGCGTTCATATAGACGATAAAACAGGTTGCTCATGCCAAAGGGTGTACCGATAAATAAAGCGCGGCCTTTGCGATCCGATAGGGCGGGTCGTACGACTTGCGTCCATAATGTCGGATTCATCTGCCCAACCTCATCCATAACAACAGAATCCAGATAGATGCCGCGAAGACTGTGAGGATTGTCGCCGCCGTATAAGGTAATTCTATCGCCATTAGGAAAATCAGCGCGTAATTCCGATTCGTTATACTTCATGCCCGGGATATCAATCGTATAATCCTTAAGGATCTGCCAGGCAATGGTTTTGGCTTGTCGGTATAACGGCGCGATATACGCTGCCCTCGCTCTGGGGTATTGGCATTTGACCACATCGCGGATTAACTCATTAACGGCTAAATGGGTCTTGCCGAAACGCCGATGACAAACAAAGACGCGAAAACGCGCCGGGTCATCATGCAATTCTTTTTGCAATGGCCTGGGCGTGTAAGGGATAACAAGTTTAGCTGTTTGCTGCACTGTCCATGTCCCAGACTAATTCCAATGCACCCTGGACGCCAGAACCTCGGCTGTCATCAGCAGGTTTTGGATCGGCAAAGCGCTTATCAATAAGATATTGCTGTTGCTTCAAACGTATAATTGATTTCTCGTTGGGATCATTCGCCATAATAAAAGCGGCCACTAATGGGTCGCCATGTTTTTTTGCTAAACGATCCCATTTGGCCTGGATTTCATGCTTGGCTTTGTTTGTCGATCCTTTGGGTCTTCCACCTGGCATAAGTAAAACCTGACTTTTTTCTAACAATGGTTATACTTATAGACGATCTTTTCATTCATTGCAACTTTAATAGGTTTTAACTATGGCAATTATTCGACAGAACCAAGTGTTATCTAATGTATTCCCTAACCAGGGCAATCAACAGTTTTTAGGCGCACAAGCCAAAGTGGTTGCACCACCCAATCTTCTGACCAATTCAAGCTGGGTTGGGATGTCGGGATCTGTCAGTGGTGCTGACTTTGTGTTTCCTGATGGTTGGACAGGGGGCTTTTGGCCGCCTGATGAGGCGATCACAATACCCAACGGCGATTACAACGCCCTGGAAACCTCGGTTAATGTCAATCGTGGCTATCTGCAACAGACCCTAAACGTCAATGCCGGTGACTACCTTAACGTGTCCTGCTTTATATCTAACCTGATAACACCGGATTTTCAACGCCCTATCGCGATAACCAGCCCAGACGTTACATTTACTGAGGTTGCCAGGCAAAACAATAATACTAATGTGGCAGGACGGCGATATGGAACTTATCTGATGGAAACGTCCGGGGATGTCATCGTCAGGGTCGGTTGTGGCACTTTAACAAATACAACGCAATCTTTTACTATTTCCAGGCCGCAAGTGACTGTTGGAACAAAGCTATATCCTTATGCAAAAACCTAAACCTAAATTTATCAAGCATGGTTGCTGTTGTTTGTGTGGCGCTGCAATAATATGGCGTCGCACAAAGAATGGCGGCAAGTATATGGCGCAAGTCGATTCAACTAAACCGCATAATCTGTTCTGCAAGAATAAAGGAATAAGAAATAATACGGTATGGCTTAAACAGACTGATTAGTTTTTTTAGAGTTATATATTAATAAAACTTGTATATATTTTGTACAGGATAGAGAAGACTCAATTTCTCTTTCTCTAAATAATATTTTTTTTAGTTTTTTTCTATAGTTAATGGACGCTAACTGAGTTTTATTGCTATATATCTGTTTGCCCCTTAATGGTAATGGTCGTTGAAATATCGACCAGGCAAACAAAGTATTTCTAGAATCAGCCGAGTACGTCCACCTCACCCCTCTGTGGTTTCGGTCATTTACTGAAGGAAGTGTCTAGTACCTTCTACTGCTACCCAATAAGATCGAGGGTATCAGGAAGGGAAAGAGGGGAAACTATGGTTTTTTTTTGGGGAATTATGAGTAAATCTAAAGTGAATAAAATGAGTACTAGTAAATTCTATCCTGCGAAAAGATATTTAATTTCCTACATACTAGCCAACTCACCTGAATTGACAATTCAATATAATGCATCACATAAAACGCTTTTTAAGTACGCAAGAGACAATCTTGGTATAGATGGCAATAAAAAAGCTATCCACGCCTGGTACGAAAACAACAAAACGAATAAAGAAAAAAAGCATGTTTTAGCCCGCGAAAAAAGGGCTGACTATATGAAATTGAAAGCCAACAAAAAAGCATTAAAAAAAGCCTTATCTGATAAAAGATTAGAAAACAATAAAACCGACTTTTATACCTCGAAAGAATGGCGGCGCTTGAGATATCGCGTATTAATCGATAATGGAAGAATGTGTCAATGCTGTGGCGCCAGGCCGCCAAAAGCTGTTTTACATGTAGACCACATAAAACCGCGATCTATATATCCCGAACTAGAATTAGACTATAACAATCTTCAAGTACTCTGCGAGGAATGCAATATTGGCAAAAGTAATCTTGATAAAACAGACTTGAGAGATATTAAATTGGTTAGTTAGTACTCACTAACCTATAGATATCTTTCTATAGTTGGCTTTGTTTAGATCAATACTATCTATTGGATTTATAGGGTATAAAGAAAAAAAATAAAGACTCAATTAGATATAATTGAGGAAAAAAACGATCCACAAATTAACGTCTAAGGCGAAAACTCGACGTTACCTATATCTTGACCTTAACTAAAGAGGATAATTAAATGGCGGCTAATAAAAACGCTCTGAGGCCAGAAAAACAAAAATATATCTGGAAAAACAAAGACAGAATGGCGCAATGGAAGATTGCTGAGATTTTAGGTTGTGGCCAATCGACTGTCTCGCTGACAATCTCACGCATGAAAGCTAATCGCAAGATGATCGGTATAAATCCAAAACTGGACTATGACCGCATTATGGCCTTACATAAACTTGCAACCGGAAAACGATAATGACTGACATTGAACGCTTAAAAACAGAAGTCGCTAATCTCAATAGCGATATTACCTTACTTCACCATAACCTGGATGAAGCGCTAACTATGATTGCCCAGGTACAACAGGCGGTTCTTGAAAATGATGAAAAGCTAGAGACCGCCCATCGAGGCAGCGCTAAACTTGCCAGGGCGCTTTTAGATTTTTATCAAAACTACAAAATGCCCCA